TATGTACTCGGGATTGTGATTGTTATCTTTTAACCATTTGTTCAACAAAGGTGTTAGACTGTAAAAATGGTGAAAGTCTAACTGCTCTGTTGCACCGCAAATTCTGCAAGAGGAACCCTTCTCGTACTTGGACTTTGCCTTATCTCGGACATACTTTACATAATCACGTTTTAACTTAGGCATTTTCCTTTGGTTCCTTAATTTTTATCTAAAGAATTATATCGACTTTAAGCTAACTTGTCAAACATTATTTTTGAGATGGTATCACTAGAAGGATATATTTGAGGTTTGGAATGAGTATAGTGCATAGCGCAAGGCATCTGCCATGTGAGATGCCATGTTGTGCTTCGGTTTTTCCTTCATAAGATTTGGGTTTGGGTCCCACTGATACGCATCTAAACAACTCAAAGATTCTTTGGCTTCTTGATCAACGAAGAGAGTATCGTTATCGATAAGCCCTGACACATGTCCAATTCCGTCAAGTACGGACTTTTTAGCGTTGATGGTGGAAATATCGTAGTTCTGCGCGAAATCATACCTTGTTTGTTGAGCTGCGCTGTCAATATAAATGTAATCAATATCCCAGCGATCAATGAGCGATTGTATCTCGGTAGCGTGCTGTTCAGTAGTTCTTTCAGAATTGAAGTATTCGTCCACCAGATAGTATTGTTCTTTATCCCAATCGTACGCAATAACACACAGGGCTGTCGGGTCTTTGTAGCCGACATCCAACCCCGCGAATACATCCATCTTGCTAGTATCGAGTTCTGAGAAATCTTTGACTTGTGTTTCAAAGTTGAACTTCCAGATCTGTCCCTCGTAGGTATTGAAGTCTGCTTCATATTCTTGTCTAAACTCCGCTTCTGACATCGACTTACGTGCTTCTGCAATGTCTGTTTCACTCATTCTTGGGTTATCTTTATAAGTTGCACGGATACTACACCACTCAGGGAACTCGTCTGAGAATCCTCTATAGAAAAACTCAGAAAACCAGTTATTACGCCCACGGGGAGTAGAAATAAATATGGCTTTAGAATTATCTTTATCAAGTGTAGGGCGCAGTGCAACATTGAAGGCATCCTTTCCATCGGCTAATGCCGCTTCGTCAAATATAATTAAATCATAGGAGCGACCCACACAAGAGTCTACCTGATTGATAGAACCCATTCTCACTGTGGAGCCGTTAGATATTTCGATAACTTTGTCTTTTGCGTTATCTTTTGTAACTTCTAAGTCAAAGTGTTTAATCAAGTTTCTTTGTAGATCAAAAGAGATCTGAGACAAGGAATAGTTGGGAGACATGATTAAAATATTAGAGCCAGGTACCAAAGACACTAGCTGTCCTATGATATTGGCGATGTACGTTTTGCCTTGTCGTCGAGAAACGGCTGCTGAGACAAAACGATATTTAGGGTTGTTAATCGCATTGATAATTGCTATCTGCGAAGGCAACGGTGTGATATTCAGTAAGTCCAAATAAGGAGGTACTGGTAATTTTAGAAACCTTGTCTCAGATCTGTATTCTGCTATTTCATCGGAGGGAATATCCCTCCGACTTATTTCAACTGCCATATTATTCGTCTTTTAGTAATGTCCAAATTCCATAACCAAGACCAACCCATGCTAGTAGTTTTGCTAAACCTCCTAGTAATATGACTGATCCACATATTCCAATAAGTACGATCCCATCCCAGGATGTACGTTGTTTTAGTAATTTACTTAGATACTTCAAGTTGTGTACCTCGTTTTTTATGTCCGTTCCAAGCTACAAAACCTGCTAGACGTAATGCCCAGTATGCTAAGTAGTTAAGTGCGTAGAAACCATTAACTTCGATACAAATGTCTCTGAAAAGACCATCCATATATTTTTGGTCACGATAACCAATATTACTACCATCTTTTTTCATAAGAGTAGCATATTTATAGCCGTAGTCATGTACTAATCCGCCCATTAATAGAACTCCTACAGGCGACAGGAAGGTCGCAAGAAACTTGGGAACCGATGCGCCATCAAACTGAAAGCCTGCAGGAATTTTATAGGATTGTCCATCTATCCAATAGTGGAAATCCTCTGTAATTACCCACTGGCGTACTCCAGTGATCCACATCCAAATAGCTCCCCAGAAACCTTTACTGGCCGTCTTGATTGGTAGCGGTTGCATTTTGGGCATTGTAGTATACTCAAAATTAATACGCTTTAGATCTGGTTTATCTAGTTTATTAATTATGGAGCTTACCACAATTACTGCGATTACTACTGTCCACTGCCAAAATGTTACTGCTAAATCAATTATAAATTCCATTATTTTTTACCTGATAATGCTTCTTTGCCGTAAAATGCGGCTACGATTGCTGCTACAGAAACAAAATAGGTCGGAGCCATGTCTCCAAGTACTTTTGATGCATTGTCCAGACCTATTAGTTCTGCAACCACTACTGCGAAGGGATATAGTAGCATTCCACCTAAAGCAAACCATGCCATATTTCGTTGAGCATCTCGCATTGCGTCAGCGTCTTCCATTTCTTTACGCTTAAATTCTAAGTGCAAATCAAGCTCTTCCTTGCTTATGTGTCCATCGCCGTTTAAGTCAGCGCCTTCTAATCCTTCTACAGTTTTAGTTTCATCTACCATTTTACTTTATCCGCCCAGTAAGCTGCTGACATCTTACCCTTTGCGATATTCCTTCTGTGTCTTGCTTTGAAGGATGCGCGTTTTTTCTTCATTCTTTCCGACTCTCCGGCCTTCGGCTTCCCTGCCGTTTTAGCTCCCTGCTGACCGAAACGAATACTATTGTATTTTTACGCTAAATACAATATTCATTCTATCTTTGTCTGATGGATTTACCTCTACCTCATGAGGTATCCAAGCAGGCCACAATAATAATTCGCCATCTTGAGGAGAAACTACTGCTTCATGTATAAAAGGACTCAAATTATTACAATCATTTAATACATTTGCTGGGTTAAGAAATCTTAAATTTCCTGTACCCTCTGCTTGTATATAATAAACCCCTGCAAAAGTATCTTCAGCATGTCTGTGTAACGCATTCTTACTGCCCGGCTTATTAATATTTGTCCAATAATCGTACCTAATTTCTCTGTCTTGTATAGATTCATTAAACGTACTATCGATTTTACTATAATATTTTATGGCCTCATTAGTTAAGTCTTCAACAGATTGTAACAGCCACTCAATATTACTATATCTAATAGTGCTCCTCCAACAGCCAGGATTACTATAAGGGAGTCCATCTGTATCATTAGCATAGTAATCTAACATTTGTTGTTTTAAAGTGCTAATTTGAGATTTAGTACCTAGTTTTCTAGCGAAGAAATGCGATTTAAATAAGTCTACTATCGCAAAATCACTGCTCATTTTTAATTAGTATCCTCTACGTTTTTTGCCCTTCTTAGGTTTTTTCTTTTTTGGTTTGCTATGATACGGCATTGGTTACCCCAATTGAGTGAGTAGTGTTACTATTACACCCGCCAGGAACATAATTACTGTTCCGCCTATACGAACCATACGAGTCTCTATACGATTTAGAGAAGTCTCGACATCTTCCAAACGTGAAAAACAAGTCTTCCAGCGTTCTTCACACATTATTTCGTGGGCATAGAGACCTTTCTCAAGATCATGCACTTTTTCACTCGTTTCCATCTTTTAAAAGTTTCTCCATCAGCTTACCATAGTTTCCTTGACCAAATGGAACAGCTTCATTAATCTGCACATTTGTTTGGTTCTTTATGTTGCTACTTTCGGCTTTTGCTAAATCTGCTTGGGCTTTAATTTCATCCATACGCATCTTATGAGCCATCTGTAATAAGTCTGCCAAATCTTTGCTAGAGTACATTCCAGATTCCTGAGCTTCATCTAGTTTTGACGCAATCATATCATCCAGTACAGTAGCAATATTATTTTTATTGCGGTATCCCATATCCAGATAAACAGTATCGATATACTTTTTTACTTCTCGCTTATTAAGGACTTCAACTACTTGTTGTTCGGGTACTTGGAGGTAGTCGCA